GATGAGGTACAGCTAGTAGTAAAGAAAGGTCAGGAAGATGAAACAGGTAGACTTATTCAACGATGTATGCGAGACACAGAGCAACACTTCAAGTTCAGATGTCAGCTTGATAGTGAGTACAAGTATGGAAACAACTGGGCAGACACACACTGATAAATGTAACAGTTGTGGTTCTGAACTTACCAATGATAATTGGCCTATGTCTTGGCGTAAGAGAGGTGACTTGAGATGTAAATCTTGTTCAAAGGAAAGTAACGACAAGTCAAACACCAGCCGAATGTATGTCAATGGTAAGTACGTACCACAAACACACCCTCTGTACAAAGCAGGTAGGTACAAGTCGTTTGATGATGCTGCCTTCTCTGGTCTTCAGAACTACACACGTAGTAAAGAGGGACAGGTGTATATCATTACTAACTCAGCATGGCCTGAGTGGGTAAAGATTGGCATGGCTATTGATGCAGAAGATAGGCTGAATGGGTATCAGACTAGTAGCCCCTTCCGTAACTACAGGCTGATGTACTCTGTGTCTACTAACGACAGGCGCAAGGCTGAACATGATGCACACAAGGCTGCTGAGAAGATTGCTGAACGTAGGGGTGAGTGGTTCAAGATGTCAGTAGGTCAAGCGAAGGAGTGTATCCAACATGGACTTTGATTTCTTATGGAAGATGATACTCACCTGTTGCTTCATGGGTGTTACTATCTGCCTGTGTATCAAGTGGATAGTAGAAGCTTACCTTGACTACGTACAAGTAATGATGGGTATCAAGGTAGTTACACTGGCTCAGATGAAAGAAGAACAATCGCAACAAGATAGACAGGAGATGGACGATGACCCTTTTGCTCATTGATGGTGACATCGTTGCATACAAAGCAACAGTATCAGCAGAGACACCTATTAATTGGGGTGATGGTCTGTGGACACTACACTGTTATGAACAGGACGTAGCAATTAGACTAGATGAACAGATAGATAAGCTAGTCAATGAAGCACCAGTACAGGATTGTATTGTTGCTCTATCAGACAAAGCAAACTATCGCAAAGAGTTAGCCCCATACTACAAGGCTAATCGTAAGACTACTCGTAAGCCTATGCTATTGCAGTGGGCAAAGGAGTACCTACAAAATAAGTACAACACAGTTATGTATAGGAGATTGGAAGCAGATGATGTCTTGGGGATATTGGGTACTGCGAATACAGATACTATTATCTGGTCTGAAGATAAAGACTTACGCACTGTACCTGCAAAGCATTGGATTGATGGGGACGTGGTTGAAATCAGCGAGGAAGAAGCTGACTATAACTTCCTTACTCAGACGCTTGTTGGTGATTCTACTGACAACTACAAGGGTTGTCCTAGTGTTGGTTATAAAACTGCTGAGAAAATTCTTGAGTTTGGTGACGGATGGGGAGCAGTGGTTAGAGCGTTTATCAGCAAGGGTCTCTCTGAAGAAGTTGCCTTAGAGAACGCACGACTAGCACGTATCCTACGCAATGGTGAATACGATACAGACACAGGAGAGGTAAAGTTATGGACACCTTAGAGCAGCCACGTGAAGATATGGTAAACAACCCACCACACTATGCAGGTAAGATTGAGACTATTGATTACATTGTAGATGTACTAGGTGAGTGGGAAGCCATCAGCTATTGTCATGGTAACGTGCTAAAGTATACAGGCAAGCGACTATTCAGTAAGGGTAATCCTGTACAGGATGCAGAGAAAGCTATCTGGTATTTAAACAAGATGGTAGAGTTAATGAAGAAGACACAAGGGAAGAACTGGTAATGGATGAGGTAACATTTCGCGTAGAGAACTACGATGATGAGGGTAATGTAATAGGATACACAGAGCATGTGTTCCAAACTGAGGGGTGCTTGTATGATATGGTTACAAACTTCAAGGACTTCTTACGTGGCATGTCGTTTAGCTACGTTGATTCAGTAATAGCAGTTAAGGATGATGGACAAGAGGTAGGCTCACAATGATTAACTTTTACGAATACCAGATGAAGTCTCTAACTACAGCAGTGTACCCTAAGAAGTACAACATCTCTTACCCTGCACTAGGACTAGCTGAAGAAGCTGGTGAGGTAGCAGGTAAGATTAAGAAGATGATGCGTGATAACATTCAGCTTGAAGACCAGAAGGAAAAGATTGAGGCAGAGATGGGTGATGTACTATGGTATCTTGCAGCACTAGCACACGACTGTGGTTTATCACTACAGGTTATAGCAGAGAAGAACGTAGAAAAACTAAATGCACGTCAGAGGGCAGGTACATTGCATGGTGAAGGGGATAACAGATGAGGACTAACCATCTACCAACAGACTACCAGACCTTCATTGCTACTAGTCGCTATGCACGATGGCTAGAAGATGAGGGCAGACGTGAGACATGGGCTGAGACTGTGGCACGTTACATCAACTTTATGGGTAGCAAAGTAAAGCTACCTAATAAAACATGGGATGAGTTAGAAGATGCTATCCTAAACCTAGAAGTCATGCCATCCATGAGAGCATTGATGACAGCAGGTGATGCAGCAGAGCGTGACAATACTTGCATCTATAACTGTAGCTACCTACCAGTAGACCACATACGTTCCTTTGATGAGGCTATGTTTATTCTACTGTGTGGTACAGGGGTAGGCTTCTCAGTAGAGCGACAGTTTATTAGTAAGCTACCTGATGTACCTGAGAACCTAGACTATACTGACGATGTAATCGTGGTCAAGGATAGTAAAGAAGGTTGGGCTAAGTCATTACATAAGCTGATGTCACACCTATATGCAGGTGATATACCTAAGTGGGATACGTCAGAGGTACGCCCTGCTGGTGCTAGGCTCAAGACATTTGGTGGACGTGCCTCAGGTGCTGAACCACTAGAGGACTTGTTCAAGTTTGTAGTAGCTAAGTTCAAGGCTGCTGCTGGACGTAAGCTTAACAGTCTTGAGTGTCACGACATCATGTGTAAGATTGGTGAGATTGTAGTAGTAGGTGGTGTACGTAGGTCAGCTATGATTAGCCTATCTAACCTGAGTGATGGACGCATGGCTCACGCCAAGTCTGGCTCATGGTGGGAGAACGAAGGACAACGTGCGCTAGCTAATAACTCTGCTGCATACACAGAGAAGCCTGACATGGAAACATTCATTCGTGAGTGGTTATCTCTGGTAGAGAGTAAGTCAGGTGAGCGTGGTATCTTCAGCCGTGTGGCTGCTGACAAGCATGTGGAAAAGAACGGCAGACGTGAGACAGGACACGAGTGGGGTACTAACCCATGCTCTGAGATTATCCTACGTCCTTACCAGTTCTGTAACCTGACTGAGGTAGTGGTACGTGAGAGCGATGACCTTGACAGTCTTAAACGTAAGGTAAGACTAGCTACCATTCTTGGTACAGTACAGTCTACCTTTACCAAGATGCCATACTTGCGTAAGATATGGCACAAGAATACAGAAGAAGAACGCCTACTTGGTGTATCACTGACAGGTATCATGGACAATCGGTTACTGTCTAAGGCTATAGATAGCCCACGCTGGCTCAATGAGATGAAGCAAGAAGCTATCAATACTAACGCTAAGTATGCTGAGAAGTTAGGCATCCAAGTATCAACAGCTATCACATGTGTTAAGCCTAGTGGTACAGTGTCACAGCTAGTAGACAGTGCGTCAGGTATCCATGCACGTCATAGTGAGTATTACATTCGTACTGTTCGTGGTGATAACAAAGACCCACTAACACAGTTTATGAAGGACAGTGGCATCCCTGCTGAACCATGTGTAATGAAGCCTGATAGTACTACAGTGTTTAGTTTTCCCATGCGTTCACCTATAGGTGCTATCACTCGTAACGATATGACTGCACTAGAACAGCTTACACTATGGAAGAACTATGCTCTAGCGTGGTGTGAACATAAACCATCTGTAACTATTACAGTACGTGACGCAGAGTGGATGGAAGTAGGAGCATGGGTGTATGAAAACTTTGACATTTGTTCTGGTATTTCATTCCTACCTCACAGTGACCACAGTTATGCACAAGCACCATACCAAGACATTGATAAGGAACAGTATGAAACACTCAAGAAACAGATGCCTAGTCAGATTGATTGGAAGGCTCTTGCTCTATATGAGAAAGAGGACAGCACCTCAGGGTCACAAACTCTAGCCTGTACAGCAGGTGCATGTGAGATTGTAGATATCTAAAGTTACATCATTAGCGAAAGTTTGTTTTATTATGAGAGTATTAGGTAACGATTTTAACATAACAGATGGACTAATAAACCATCTGCTTGCAATCTATCCCAACAAACTACCGCTTGAACAGATTACTCCTGAGGACTTAGCTTTCCTCAGGGGGCAACAGTCTGTCATAAGTAAGCTGATAGAAATGCAAGACCAAGATTTTGAGGAATAATGATATGGGTGGATTAATGGGAGGCCGTGCGCCAGCACCGCTACCAACCCCTGCTCGTCCTGTAACTGCTGTAACCAAGACACCAGATTTAGAGCTTGATGATACAGACGTAACGACAGCACAGGCTAGAAAGAAAAAGGGCAAGAAAGCCCTTAGAACAGATATGTCAACACAACCTACTGGACAAATGCCAACACAAACGGCAGGTCTACAGATTAAGAAGGGTCAGTAGTATGGGTGGATTTAGAAGAAGCTCTCCACCACCACCGCCACCACCAGCCGCAGTCCCAGCTACTGCTGCTACTAAGCAAGTGGATGAGGAAGCTCCATCAACAATGGAGACAGCAGGTGAGGGTCTACAGAAACGTAGAGGTAAGCGCAAGCTGCGTACTCCTGTGACACAGACAGCAGGTACTAATGTAGGTGGCGAGGGTGCGTCAGGGCTACAGATTCCGAAGGGATAAGTAAATGGAACAAGACGTAGGAACTTTAGCTAAACGCTACAGCCAGCTAGAGGCTGAACGAGATACGTTCCTTGAAAGAGGACGTGAAGCAGCAAGGCTAACTATCCCTACTCTTTTGCCAGATGAAGGACATAGCAGTACCACTAGGTATGCTACACCGTATCAAGGCATTGGGGCAAGGGGTGTAAATAATCTAGCATCTAAACTCCTACTTGCTCTGCTGCCACCTAACAGTCCATTCTTCCGACTGACTATTGATGACTTTGACTTGCAAGCTATTGCAGGTGACAATCGTGGTCAGGTAGAAGAGGGACTAGCACGTATTGAACGTGCAGCAATGCAAGAGATTGAGAGTAAATCCATTCGTGTACCTGTCTTTGAGGCACTAAAGCTGCTTATCGTAGCTGGTAATGCGCTAGTATATATGCCTAAAGAGGGCGGTATGAAGGTCTACAGACCTGACCGTTTCTGTGTGAAGCGTGACGCAATGGGTAACATGTTAGAAATACTAACTAAAGAAAGTGTGTCACCGTTGATGTTGCCTGAAGAAGTTAAGGCAATGATACCACCAACAGACACACCTGTTAAGAACTACGACTTGTATACTTGTCTCAAGACCAAAGATAAAGGCTTCTCTATCTACCAAGAGGTAGCTGGTATTGAAGTTCCTAATTCACGTGGTACATTCAAAGAAGACAATAACCCATTCATTCCATTACGTTTTATTAGAATAGATGGTGAAGATTATGGACGTGGTTTCATTGAAGAATACATGGGTGACTTACGTAGTCTAGAAGCTTTGACTCAAGCTATCGTGCAAGGTAGTGCAGCGTCAGCTAAAGTTCTATTCATGGTACGTCCTAACGGTACTACTAAATCTAAAGACTTGTCCAAAGCACCTAACGGTGCGTTTGTAAACGGTGACGCTAACGATGTGTCAACTTTACAGGTACAGAAGTCAGGTGACTTTAGGGTAGCGTTGGAAACTATGCGTATGATTAACGACAGGTTGGCTTATGCCTTCTTGTTAAACTCTTCTGTACAACGTGCAGCAGAACGTGTAACTGCTGAAGAAGTACGTTACATGGCACAGGAACTAGAGACAGCCTTAGGTGGTGTGTACTCTATTCTGTCTCAGGAGTTTCAACTACCACTTATCAACCTGCTACTTAATACATTAGTAAAGCAGGGTAAGATGCCTAAGATGCCTAAGGATAGCGTTAAGCCTACGGTTGTCACAGGTATTGAAGCACTAGGACGTGGACAAGACTTGAATAAGCTTGCAACATTCTTACAATATCTTCAGCCTTTAGGTGCAGAAGTTATAGCAAGTGAGATGAACTTGAACGATTACATAGATAGACTAGCAGCCTCTCTAGGTATCGACACTTCTGGCCTGATTAAATCAGCAGAACAGAAAGCACAAGAGCAAGCAATGCAGCAACAAATGATGCAACAACAACAAATGGAACAGGCAGCTATGGGTGCAGCACAAGCAGCAGCACCACAGATAGCTAAAGGAGCAATGGAAGCGGAGTAATAAATGGCAGAAGCTATTAACACTTATCAAGAACCTGAAGCTGAATCTCAAGAACATGTAAACGCCATGCTTGAGAAAGTAGAAGGTAGTCAACAAGACCCTGAACGTCCTGAATGGCTACCTGAGAAGTTTAAGTCCCCTGAAGATATGGCTAAAGCATACTCACAACTAGAGAGTAAGCTAGGTCAAGGACAACAGGAACAAGAAGAAGAAGTAGAGACTACAGGAGAAGAAACTGCTTCTGATGTAGCTGAACTCTTGGACAATAAAGGATTAGACTTTGATGTTTTCCAACAAGAGTACAACGAAAACGGTCAACTGTCTGACGATGCTTACGCTGCGTTAGATGAGGCTGGTTTTCCTCGCTCTGTTGTAGACACATGGATACAGGGGCAAGATGCTCTTGCATCACAAGTGACTGGTGAGATGTATAACATCGTAGGCGGTCAAGAAGATTATAACAACATGGTTTCATGGGCAGCAGATACACTTCCTGAGAGTGAGATTGATGCCTTTAATGCAACAATGACATCGCAAAACCCTGACATGATTAGGCTTGCGATTCAAGGTCTCAATGCACGTTATCGTTCTGAGGCAGAGCCTACCCTAATGCAGGGACAAACAGGTGCTGTATCCTCAGGTGGGCGTTTTGAAAGTAATGCTGAACTCACTGCTGCTATGAGTGACCCTAGATATAGTAAAGACCCTGCCTACAGGCAACAGGTAGCTGATAAGCTTTCTCGTTCTAGCCTGTTCTAATTGTTGCATGGGAGTAGGGGGTTCGTCCCCCTCTCCTTATAAGTACATCTGCGTGGTGTATTTATAAGGGGCTATCCCCTATCTCAAAGTTACTAGGTACGACTAACCCTGACCCCTTGCGAGGGACAATCTGCTGGAGAAAGTTCAGTAAACTTGAGGCACTAACTTTAATTTTAATCTATGAGGTAATAAAAATGGCACAAGCTGCTTCTAACCCTGCTTACACCGTAAGCTTTCAGGGTCAAAATAACCTCTCAGGTGACGTTCGTGACCTCTTCCTTAAGCTATATGCTGGGGAAGTCCTGACCGCATTTGAGGAAAAGAAAGTAATTATGGATAAGGTGCGTACTCGCACTATCTCCAAAGGTAAATCAGCATCGTTCCCAATGACAGGACGTGCAACTGCCGAATACCTAACGCCCGGAAATGAGATTACTGGTGGTAACATTCGTGCAGGTGAGCGTATCGTAACCATTGACGATTTGCTGATTAGTTCTCAGTTCATTGCGAACATTGACGAAGCTATCAACCACTACGATGTTCGTTCTATCTACTCTAAAGAAGCTGGTATTGCACTAGCTAACGAAGCAGATAAGAACGTAGCTCGTATGCTGGTGAAAGCTGCCTTGTCAACTAACGCAACTGCTGCTGCTGGTCTTGTTCAAGACTATAAAGCATTTGGTGAAGAAGACTTTACTAATAACGTAACTATCGGTACTGCTTCTAGTGATTCGACAGACCCAGCTAAGATTGCAAAAGCTATCTTTGATGCTCGTAAAGAGATGGAAGTCAAGAACGTACCGACTGATGGTGCTGTTGTTGTACTTGCTCCTGACCAGTACTATGCGTTGATGGATGTTACCGATGGCAACAAGCTTGTCTATATGAACCGTGACTTCGGTGGCAATGGTTCAGTAGCTGACGCAACTGTAGCGTCTATTGCTGGTATGCCTATCATCATGTCTAACCATGCTAACGTATCTAACCTGTATGTGAACTTCACTACTGGCGATGCTGACGAAGGTAAGACATCAGACAATGCTCCACTAGCTAACACTGCTGGTTCAGGCCGTACAACACACTATGACTTGCCTACTGCTGCTGTTGACAGCCGTGACATGGTTGCAGAAGCTTCTAAGTTCAAAGGCTTTGTGTTCACTCCTGACGCTGTTGCTACTGTCAAGCTTCTTGACTTGGGCATGGAATCTGAGTATCAAATCAACCGTCAAGGCACATTGATGGTGGCAAAATACGCAATGGGGCATAACGTCCTACGCCCAGCATCATGTGTTGGTTTGTCAGAAGCCTAATTAATATGGGGGAGAGGTTTCTAGAGCCTCTCTCCTTTTTTATTGGAGTAAGACATGACGATACAACATGCAGGTGAGACATTTCAAGGCTTACGAATACCGAAGAGTTCCCCCAAAGGTAACAAGTCACACGCTGTTCTGATTGGCTCACGAGACAAACCCAAGCTAATTAGGTTTGGTGAAAAAGGTGCAAAGACAAACCAATCAGATAAACAACGCAAAGCGTTTAAGGATAGACACCGTAAGAACATAGCCAAAGGTGAGACTAGTGCAGCTTATTGGGCTAACAAGGTGAAGTGGAAAGCATAACATGGCAACAACAACCCAACTAGACGCAGTAAATACTATGCTCTCTGCGATAGGTGAAGCACCTGTCAACAGCCTTTCCTCTGGTTTGGTTGAAGCCGAAATAGCAGAGACTATACTTAACACTGTAGACAGAGAAGTGCAGTCAATGGGCTGGCACTTTAACACAGAATTAAATAAATCATACGCACAGAACGCTAGTGGTGAGATAGTACTAGGTACAGATATCCTACGTGCAGACGCTACACTAGAGGCAAACAGCCCTGACTTAGTTCAGCGTGGTCTGAAGATGTATGACAGGAAGAACCACACGTTTAATGTTGGTGCTAACACTAAGCTAGACGTAGTAGTTCAATTAGACTTTGATGACTTGCCTGAAGTATGTAAGAGATACATTACACTCAGAGCAACCAGAATATTCCAAGACCGTATTGTAGGGTCTAACACTCTTCACGATTTTCAAATACGTGACGAGGAACGAGCTATGTTTGAACTGAAAGAGTTTGACAAAGCTTCTGATGACCATAACATATTTGATAGCTATGACACATTCAGTATTATTGATAGGCAGGGTAGGAGAACTTTCTAATGGCACTCATCAGTCAATCTATCCCCAACCTAATCAATGGGGTATCTCAACAGCCGCCATCTCTACGCCTTAATACACAGGCAGAGCTACAAGAGAACGGCCTGTCTAGTGTGGTCACAGGTTTGTCTAAGCGTCCTAGTACACAGCACGTAGCTGACTTAGGCGTTATCTCAAACCTAGACAAAGCTTTTATCCACACTATTCGTAGAGATGAGAATGAGTTTTATTCTCTAGTGATTGACACAGCAGGTACTATTCGTGTGTTTGATAAGGATGGTTCATCACGTACTATTACTAACAGCGCAGCTTCATACCTATCGGGATTGACTGACCCTAGTAAAGAACTTGCTGCTGTATCTATCGCAGACAATACCTTTATTGTAAACAAGAATATAACTGTAGCACAAGGTACTACAACGTCACCTGCTCGTAACCCAGAAGCACTGGTGTATGTCAAACAGGCTGACTACTCTTCTACATACAGACTAACTTTAACCAAAGGTTCAAGCACAAGCACTGTAGAATTTGCTACTAAGTCTAGCACACAGTCAAGTACATCATTAACACAGGACGCAGAGCGTGGTGCATCAACTGATTTAATTGCAGAGAACTTAGATACGTTTAGTGGTACAGGTGTAAATAGTACATACTACGATAACATTACTGATGGTTCTGCTGTTACTGGTCTAACGATTACTCGTTATGGCTCAGTACTACATATACAATCCACAGATACTACAAACTTTCAAGTAACTGTAGGTGATTCGCATGGTGGAGACCACCTGCTATTATTCAAAGATACTACACCTGACTTTAAAAAGCTACCTGTTGAAGCACCTAATGACTTTGTTATTGAGGTAGCAGGGGATAACCAGAAAGCACAGGATGATTACTACGTTAAGTTTGATAATGGTGTATGGAAAGAAACAGTAGAGCCTAATATCATTATTGACTTAGATGCTAGTACCATGCCACATAAACTGGTAAAAGATACTAGTGCTAACTTTACATTTAGTACACAGTCCTACGAAGATAGAAAGATTGGTAACGATGATACCAACCCCTTCCCTTCCTTTGTAGGTTTTAAGCTAGCTGATATCTTCTTCCATCGTAATAGACTAGGACTACTAGCTGATGAGAATGTTATCTTCTCTCGTGCAGGTGAGTTTGTAGACTTTGACTTCTTTCGTAAGTCAGCACTAACCATTGTAGACAGTGACCCCATAGATGTGGCAGTGTCCTCTAACAAGGTTAGTATACTTAAACATGCTGTACCGTTTAACGAGAGCCTACTGCTCTTCTCAGACCTCACACAGTTCAAGGTAACAGGAGACCCTGTACTTACCCCTGAGACTATCAATGTTGCTAACACAACAGAGTTTGAGGCATCCCTGAGAGCCAAGCCAGCACAGTCTGGTAAGTACGTATACTTTGCTTCCAAGCGTGGCGTATGGTCAGGCATGTGGGAGTACTTTGTAGATAGTGACACAGACACTAACGATGCTAGTGAGATTACATCACACGTACCTGAATACATTGACGGTGAGGTAACAAATATTCAAGCATCGTCTAACGAGGATATGCTCATACTACAGTCTAGTAACGATGCACAAGCTTTCTATGTGTACAGGTACTACTGGCAGGGTAGAGAGAAGCTACAGGCTTCATGGTCACGTTGGGTATTTGATGGTGATGTCATAGGTGTATCATTCAACCTAGCAGATATCTACATACTTATTAAACGTGGCACTAACCTGTTCCTAGAACGTATCAACCTGTCTGTTGATGACGCTACAGGATACACTGACGGTAAGTTCTCTGTTCATCTAGATAGACGTGTAAGACTAGAAACATCAGGCTTGACAACCGTACCTTATACTGATAGTAATACTATTTATATAGCACAGGATGGGGGTATCATACCTCTGTCATCTGTAGCAGGTAAGCTGTCTGCTGGTCAGGTAGTGTTTGCTGGTATACCTTTTACATTTAAGTACCAGTTCTCTGAGCCTGTACCTAAGATTAACAACAACCCTGTAACTACAGCAGACCTGCGTATTCGTAACTGGTCTGTGGTGTATAACAATACAGGTTTCTTTACTGTCAAGACTACACCTGCTAGACGTGCTACCTATACACGTACCTTTACAGGACGTATTGTGGGTGGTGCTGCTAACATACTAAACAAGGCTGCTATTGATAGCGGTACATACCAGTTCGGTGTAGTAGGTAACTCAGACACAGAGATTGTTATAGAAAGTGATAGTCACCTACCTGCTGCTTTTCAGAGTGCAGAGTGGGAAGGCTTCTACGTACTACGTTCAAGGAGAATGTAATGAAGGCTCATGTGAGGAAGAGTGTCCAAGCTGACGTTGATTGGTTGAAGGATAACCTAAGACCAGAAGACAAAGCAGAGGTGACAGCCTCACATGGTAGCCCTGAAAAAGCATTACAACTAGGTCTTGACGAGTCAGACGAGTGTTGGACTTTTCTTGTAGAAGAGACTAACGAGATTGCAGGTATGTATGGTGTAGGCGCAGAAGGAGTTGTATGGCTTCTTACTGCCCCACCTGTTACAAAGATACAGATACCTTTCCTACGTGGTTCACGTAAGTGGGTAAGAGAGATAAACAAGAAGTACCCCCTACTAACTAACGCTGTTGATGCAGACTATCAGGTAGCTATAGATTGGCTACGCTTTGTTGGCTTCACATTTATTAAACGACACGAAACATGGGGTGTAGGAAACAAACCCTTTTTAGAATTTGTGAGGATACAGATATGAGTTGGATGATGGCAGCACAAGTAGGGGGCGTAGCTCTTGACTATATTAGTGCCAAACAAGATGCAGATAGACAAGATTATAGACATGCTATAAACAGAATTAGAGCAGCAGATGCTCAGAATCTAAAAATTGCTCAGTTAAATAGAAGAGCTATTCAAGAATCTGAATACATAGCTGACCAGAAAACAGAACTAGCTATTCAAACTTTACAAAATCAAGAGACACGTGCTGTTGTAGGGGGAGAGACAGGATTTTCTGGTGGTAGTATTGATAACTTTATTAAAGAGCCTATGACTAAAAAGCTTAGAGCCTTTACTAAGTTAAATGCACAAGAAAAAAGCATAATGAAACAGATAGAGCTAGAAAAGATTGGCGTTACTAAAGAAACAGAAGATAGAATAAACTCTGTACCTCAGGGACAACAGCCTAACTTTTTAATGTACGCTGGAAAAGCAGCACTATCTGGCATGGCTGCAAAACAACCTTCTGCAAAAGAAATAGCTACCCAACAATTAGAAGTGCAGAGGGAAGCTACTGCTCTTATTGAAGCAGAAAACTTTGTAGGAGCAATGCCAGCACCTAGTGCTTGGTCTTCTATTACCGACATTTTTAGATAAGGATTTAACATGGCTAGAAAAAGAGTACAGGTAGCTGATTTAGATACCTCAGTTTCTGCTGTAAGACCTGTAGCGTCTGTAGTAGAAACGTATGTTAGACCGCCTTCTGAGTTAGATACTCCTTCTCCTTTAGAATCTTTTGTAGATGCTATTAACCCTTTTATAGAATCTAAAGTAAAAGAAGAACAAGCTAGAAATAATGCACTAGCAGAAGCAGTAGTAAATGGTGTAATAGATAAACAAGCTTTTCAAGCTACAAATGCTGTAAATAATTTAAGATTGTTAGGTCAAGATGACTATTTAAAACATTCTGATGATTATTTAAAAATGGGAAAGGAAGCTGTTTCTCAACATAGACAGGCTAACTACGCTTCATATTATGAGGAATTACAGAAAAGCGGTACTAACCCTGCTGTTATTAATCTTATTAAAAAGGATATGGAAGCGGTAGAGTACAAGTTTTTTAGCGAGGTGTACATACCTAAAAAATTTGACTACGATGTATCAGAAACTATTAATAATGATTTAGCACCTCAACTTAATATGTTGGCTGAAAATCCTACTCCTAATTCTTTACAAGAAGGTACATTTCTTGTACAAGCCTTTATGGATTTATATCCTAATATTCCTAAAGATAAAATTAATGACCTTATTCTTACACAAGAACTAGCTTGGGCTACTTCTACTGACGATAATGGTATTATAAATGGTAAATCTTGGCGTTCTGAATGGTTGGTTGAAAACAAGAGACACACTGTAAAGAAAAACATTAAAGCTTGGGACGCTATTGAACAATCTCAAGCAAACAAAGAGCTTGCTGTTAAACAAGCCACTGTTAAAAGACAAGATGCTTTTATATCTTCTGGTGTTACTAGTCAAATAAACATGATAACAGCTATGTGGAAAGGTAACACACCTACTTACTTAGCTAATCCTTCAAAATGGCAACAAGAAACTGAAAAACATAGGGAAGAGTTTAGGCAAGCTTTAGAAAAACAGTATGGTAAAAATAGTCCTGTTGTTGCTCAAGGTTTAAATGAGTACATTTCGGCTGAATCGTCTTTTAATACTAAAGAAGTATTACCAGAGTTAATGAAACAAAACAGAACTGATACTCTTAATACTAATATGACTAATGTTCTTAATCGTGGTCTATTTAACACAACAGTTTCTGAAGAAGAACGTATTGCTAATGGTGTAGCTTTACTAGACGATATGGTTGCTAACTCTGGCCTTACAGAAGCTGAAGTAACAGAAGAAGCTTTTAGACAGCAGATAGAACTAACAGAGTTGTACGGTACTAATACACCATTTTATGAGTGGTTAAAAGAAACTGGAGCGTTGAACAAATCACAGTACACTGACGAAACTCAGAAGATAGTAGACGAGTTAGAAAAACATAACAAACAGTTTGCTGCTCAGAACATTGAGGCTAATAAAACTGCTTTTCTTAATCAAAGATTAACTAAGTTTAGAGCTACTGGGTTTAGAGATGCTACACTGTTAACAAACCTTTCTTACGTTGACCCTGAAACAGGTAAAAGCTATTCTATATCTGAACCAGAAATACAAGCTGCATTTGAAGCACAGGCTAAACAAGAACTAGCTGTACAATTAGAACGTGTTAATAAAGAGTATGACGATGTACTAGATGTAGTTGGTGATATTCCTGAAGGTCTTGAAGAAGATGTAGAGAATAAAAGAACTGCTGCTATTGCAGAGACTGTTAAAACTCATGCTGATAGAAAGATTAAAGATTTTTATCTATCTCGTCAGGTACTACCAGTAGAGGTAGAAAGAGTACTTAATAACACTGTAGTAACACAAGCTTTAACATCTACTGCTGGTGAAGAACTAGATGAAGATGGCTTACAGTTAGTACAGCAAGCACTTACTATGTATGAAACTATGAACGACTATAGTGATGGTTATACTAATGTAGCATTTTCTGATACTAGTGACATGAATATTAGATTAGGTCATTTATCTACATTAGTTAGAGATATGGATATGTCTCTAGCTAAAGCAGTAAAGCTTTTACAAAAGCCTTTATACTCTAGCGCAGGTATTTCTCTAGCAGATGAAGAGATATCAGAGGCTGTTACTTTAAAAAGAGCAGTGTTACCTAACCAAACAGCTTTTGAAGATGTAATGAACACGCCTGATTTACGTCTATACATGGAAGCTTTGTTAAAAACAGAAGTAGAAGTACTAGGTAAAACTAAGGAACAAGCACTTCCTAGTGTGATTGAACACGCTGTCAATGACTTCTATATAGCTGAAGGTTACAATGGCACTAAGACAGCTATACTTAAGAGAAACACCGACACTCGTAGGTTAGCTGACGCACCTGCACGTATGTCTAGCTTACTAACAGCTATCCACGACATACAAGGTTTTCCAGATTACATGACAGAAATTGCAGGTGAAGATGCTGACCTAGTAGTTATGGGTCATCCTACAAATGCTAACATGGCACAGTTAATTATTACTAATGAGAACGGTGATAGAAATCCTATTCTAAGTTTTTCTTATTCTGAGTTATTGACTTTACCTCTTGAGACAGTTAAGGCACGTATCTTAACAGAAACACAGGATAAGTTATCTTTCGCTGCTGGTGTTTCACCTGAAGAAAAGCTAGTGTTACAACAAGCTCAAGCATTAGCTGCTGGTCAGGGAGTGTTTGTAGATGTATCTAGCACAGAAGCTTTAGCACGTTTCCAACAAGCTAAAGAAGCTGGAGAGAGAAGAAGACAGGAGCAAGAGGCACAAGCTATTGCAGATAGAGAAGCTTATCTTGCGTCATTACCGCCTGAAGCTTCAGCTATAAGAGAAGATGTGCAGATACCTGTTGTTAGGGAAGCTTTAGAAGCTATTGGTGTTACAGACTTTATTGATGTTACTAGATTTATACAGGATAAAGTATCACCAGATAGGTTTGATGAGTTAGTAGCTAAGCAAAGAAAAGTACTTTCTGATAAGAAAGCTATTAGTCAAGCAACTAAAGCCTTAAAAGAGTTAGACCCTAACGTGGCTAAAGAATTAGGTCTTGAAGAAGTTGGCTTATATAGTAAGAAACTAACTGAGAGAGGTATTACTATAAACGAGCAGGGTGAGATAGCACACGCTGTACTAGCTTTGTTAGAAATAGTAAAAGAAAACTAATAAACGAGGAAACTTATGGCTGAGAATGAAGTTCTAAACCCTATGGATAAGCTGTTTGACAGCTTTGACATATCTACAGAAGTTCCTAGACCTGTTGTAGAATACATAACAGGCGATGAGCTTAGAGAACTAGAGCTTGCTAAAGAGCGTAATGCTCCTGACCACAGCTTTAACTTCTTGTATGGTGTTGCTGCTAAAGAAAACAGCATACTAAATAGTGTAGCATCTATAGCTAATCGTATGACAAATAATTCATACGAACCAGTTAAAGAGATGACACCTGAGTTAATGGAGAGCCTTACAGAAGGTTTAACTGATACAAGAGCAATACAAGAAGTAACAGACACAGCCATAAATAGTAGCCTTTCAAACGCCCAAGCACTAGCAGAAGATTATAAAAAAACTCAATCAAATAGAGAACTTCTTGCTAGTGCTGGCGGTAAAGGTACTTTTGCTACAGTTGTGGCAGCATTGACAGATTTACCAGAGCTTGCTGCTATTGGTGTTACCACTACTATAGCACCTCAGGTTGGTGGTATAGCTTTGGGTAAAAAAGCTTATAACGTAAGTAGGTCATTTAAGATAGGTGCTGGTGTAGGTGCTGCTGAAGCTGGTATCTTTGAAGGTGTTAGAGCTACAGATAAGTATGACATCACAGGTGGAGATGTAGCCATTGCGATGGCTGCCTCTACTATTCTTGGTGGCAGTATTAGTAGTGTGTCTACAGCAATGCGTAAAAAGAAAGAGTACCAGAACCTACTTAAACAGTACGAATCAGGTATACCTTTAAAATCTAATGAGTTAGCTTTTTTAGATAGTGTGGACAGTCCTGTAACAGCACAGAGAGCGTTAGAAGAGGCAGAAGCTTCTCGAATGTTATCTGATGATATAGATTTAAACTCTCCTATTACTAACGTAACTGAAGCTCAAGCTGCGGCTGCTGCTCCTCAACAAGATGACAGGTTTACTGCTGTACGTAGTTGGTTTTCTTCTCAATCAAAAGGTATGAAATCAGACAATGCCTTTACTAGGTACTTCACAGATAAACTAGGATTAACTAGTAGAGGACATTCAGCTGACCCTGAAACAGGTATAGTACCACCTGTAGCCCCTGCTGCTACTGAGTACAAGATGATGCGTGAAGGTCAAGGCATCTATGAGTTTGAAGTAGCTTATCAAAAGCCTTTTGAAGCTTGGAAGAAAAGAACAGGCGGAAAACAGGAAGACTTTGATGAAGCAGTAACTATGGCTATCAGAGCTAATGATAGAAATGTTGCACCTGAGATACGTGAAGTGGCTGATAAAGTTATTGCAGCTAATAGACGTTTCTTAGAAGATAACATAAAAGCTAACGCTGCTGGTTTTACTGAAGAACTACTAACAAAGGGAAGGGTTGACCCTGATACTTACCTTGCTCGTCTGTTTTCTGATGAAGGTATTGATGCAGTTAGACGTAGGTTTGGTATGGAAGAAAGCCTTACTATAGTATCTTCTTTAGTTAGGAAAGCTATAATAGAGGCACAACCTGACATAGCTACAGAGATAGCAGAAAGCATACTTAAAAGAACAGGTAAAGAAGCTTCACCAGAAGATGTTAAAAACTACATTGACGCTATGGCTTCAGGTTATACTAAGACTGTTTTAAGTAGACCTTACGCTTCAGGTGGTGTGGTACTTAGCAGACCTTTTGATGTTGAAGAGTTAGAACAAGCCATGCTTACTGCTGGCATTAATAGTGACCAGATTAACGATGCTGTATATTTCTTAAGTAAAGACGCTACAGTAAGAAAGCACAAACGTACACAACCTCGTGTTATTCTAAATGAGATGGCTACTATTGATGCAGTAGATGTAAACGGCAATATTCAAACATTACGGTTTACTGACCTACTAGAAAACAATATTCAAACTATACAAAACGCTTACAATTTTCAAATGGGTGGGGCTTACGGACTAGCAAAAGTAGGTATTGACACAAATGTTGTAGGTTCTTCTTGGGATGATGTAGTTAAAAAAGTCACAGACCATGCTGCTGAAAAAGGTTACACAAATACTACTGAAGAATTAAAAGCCATGCAGTTTATGTATGATGGTATGACAGGTAGATTAGGTGCTAAAGATACTTCACCTGAATCAGTAAAAGTAGCAGTGCGAAGAGCTAAACAGTTTACTTATGCTGCAATGATGCCGATGGCTGGTCTATCAGCTTTGATGGAAATAACAAACTCTTTATTAGAATACTCTCTTAAGACTAACTTTAAAAGCATGTCAAGACTAAGAGAGTTTTACAAAAGAGCATCAGATGGTCAACTAGATTCTAAAGCTATGCGAGAGTTAGTGTTTATTACAGGCGGTAAAGGAGAAGAAATCCTAACAGCTTCTGTTAATCGTGCTACTCGTTTTGATGCTGAATCTGCACTAGAGCCTAGTATTCTTAGAACTACTAAATGGGATGAGATACTAGGTAAAATTTCAAAAGCAGTATCATTAGGTAGTGGTCTTCTTCCTGTTACAGCATTTAATAGACGCTTAACAATGTTTAACTATACTCAACAATGGTTTGATTCAGCTAGGAAAGGTAAAGCACCTTTCAGTGAAACTAAGATGCTACAACAGGGCATAAACCCTGTTATGCAAAGACGTATATTTAATGCTATAAATGACCCAGAAACAGGGGCAAAGTTACGTCCAGATGGTGATTTAGATTATATGAACGTAGACCAATGGACAGACAAAGAAGCTGCTGAAGTTTGGGCTATGTCTTTGTTAAGAGAAACTACTCAGAATGTACAGGAAGTAAATATAGGCTCTATGAACTATATGTTACGTTCTACTGTTGGTCAAATATTTGGACAATTTCTTTCGTTTCCTTTAGCTGCTCTTGAACAACAGACAGCACGTCTAGGTAGAAGAGCTATGACAGGAGAAGCTGTTGCCATAACAAAACTAATGACTGCTTCTATGTTATGGGGTAGTTTACTATACACTACTAGAGTACAGTTAAATGCGGCTGGACGTAGTGATGCTGATGAATACATCAAAAGACAGATGGCTTGGGATAGATTTACTATGGGTGCTATAAGTCAAGTAGGTGCTGCATCTATATTTACACTAGCTTTTCAAATGGTAACAGGAACTGCTACAGGAACAAGTAATGGCTTTACACCACCAGCTTATAACATTTTTCAGGCTTTTTTAGGACTAGGTGATGATGTTTCAGATGGTAAATTTTCTGAAACAGAACTGAGAACATTTAAGAACGCTATACCTATGGCTAAGTTCTACGGTATTAATCAAGGCTTGAATTATCTATCCGCAAAGTATGGAGCAGACTAACCTAAAGTTACATCATTGACTATACACAGAAGGATAAGCAATGGCTTTTTCATATCAAAACTATACAGGGGATAACACGACTGACACTTTCTCTATCCCCTTT